GTGAACTCCCCCCGTTCGATCTGGACTTTTAGACCGTACCGGGATATGCCGGGTGGGGGGTGTCGCGGTGGTTCTTTGTGAATCTGTGTTTATTGATTGCCCTTGCTGCTGTTACATCGGCGGCAGAGCACCCATAAATTGGATGTGACGGTCAGCCCACCGTCGGAGAGTGGGATCCTGTGGTCTACGGTCAGGTCTTTGGTCGACTGGCACTGGCTGCACCAGGGTTGCGCTTCTCGCATTGCTTTACTGAGTTTGCGCCAGGCGTAGTCGTATCCTCGTTGCGCTCTGGTTGGACGGGCGGACTCCCTAGCCTTGCTGTGTCTGGCTTGGCATTCGTTGCACCGAGCTGCGCGTGCGATCTCTCCGCACTCTAGGCATGGTCTAGGTAGCTGCGCCATCGGTATCCATTAGGTACTTGATTGCCATTGCCAATCTTGCTGGCTGGTCTTTGAAGTATCCGAGTCCGACGTTGCAGTTGCTGCATAAGATTCCGCGCACCAGATGCGTATCGTGATTGTGATCTATTACGAATGTTATTTGATTCTTCTTAGCTGTGACGCCACAGATAGCGCACGCATTGTTCTGCGATTGAAGTATCGCTTCCTTATTCTTCTCAGCATCGCGAGTGATGCCACGATGAAGGATCCGGCACTGGCGACATATATCGTAGTGTCCATTGGGTGTTCTCTTATCTTTATGATAGTTATCTAGAGTCTTGTCCTGCTTACATCTTCTGCACTTAGCAGTTGCTTCTTCATTCGTCATCTCCATCGTCATCGTAGTCCGATCCGAATGCTGCCAGCCTGTCTTCCTGTGGCAGTGATAGATATGACTGCAGCGTCGATGTCACTGCTCTGTTAAGTAGTGATTCGATTGCGTCGAAGGAGAGGCTGGCATCTGTGGTTATATCAGTTACAACGTCACCGATACTTATGCTGATGCTTAGCATTTTATTTCCGCAGGCATGATGTCATCTGCTAACGCAAGTGTAACAGATGGCGGTGACATTCTTGTCAATTCAGTTGTCATGTTGTTCTCGCTTTGATGATGGCTGCTAGGTTGTATAGGTTTCCGCGTTTGTCTATCTCGTTCTTCTTTATCGTTCTGTAAACTTCTCTTTCGTTTATTCCTAGCCACAACGCTATTGCTTCTACATCTAGGTAGAAGATCTTCTTTGGGTTGCTCATTGCTAGTGCCACCAATCGCAGTACCGTCCAGGTTTGTTTGCATCCGAAGCAAGTTACTTCTGCTGTTAGGTTTTCTGCATCTACTACTACGAACTTCTTACAGTCATCGCTTGGACATGGGATTCGTCTTGGCTGTTCTGAGAATCGTTTGGCAGCTGCTCTTCCTTTGGCATGGATCGCGTTTACTTCGTTAGCAAAGTCTAACGCCCATGTCTGATTTAATGACCATTCCAGATGTGCCAAGTGGAATTGCGTCGTTGCTTTGACTTCGGCTTCGGTGCTCTTCTCTTTGGCTACCAGCGCCGGCGGTGTCAGTTTCCTGTCTTGGCGGATCTGGCTCTCCCAGGAATGAAGGGTGCGCAGTAGCTCGGTGGCCATTGAGAAGTCCAGAGCTGAGACGTTGATTCCGATGCTTCGTTCCTGGCTGGCGCTTCCCGATCCTGTCCTTGCTGGCATCAGGTACTGCCCTGCTTCTCGGTGGAGTTCTGGCAATTCTGAGAGCTGTGTTCTGATCTTGGATCCGCATCGGTTGCATGCTCCTTGTGATTCGACTTCCTTTGCGCAGATCGTGCATTCCATCAGAACGGTATCCCTTCTGGCTCTTCCTGTCGCTGGCGTCCTCGGCTCCAATAATCTGGCACTTCTTCTTGGCTTGGCTCTTCGCCCTTCATTCTGAAGATGATCTCTATCTTCTGGCATCGGTGGCTGGCTAGTATCGTCTTTGGTTTTGCCGGGTTGCTTTGTCGGATTCGATTGGCTGATCTTAGCGATGCTTCAAATGATGTGTTGGTTGGGTGGAGCTCGTAGCTGCGTAATTCCTGGATTCGCTTGATGATCTCTTCAGCGATCGTCAGCGGTTCTGGATCTAACTTTGTTGGAAATCCTGTTAGGCAGTCGCCTTTCCAAATAAGTTTTCCACAGGCTGTGCAGTAGATCGGTTTAAATTCTTTATTACTCATTTGATCTGTTCCTGAGCCTGCTGTTCCACCGTTCCGCGTTCCCCCTTATAGGGGGGGAACGGCGGAACGGTTTGGTCGCTTTTGCCGAGGTATTCTGCGGAACGGTGCGGAACGGTTCGGAACGGCGGAACAGTTAAGTTATCCACAGGCTTCACTCCCCTTCCCAGGCGTTTACGTCGCCGATTAGGAATTGCTTCTTGTGTTTGTAAAGGTACTTCTGTCCATGCTTTCGGTATTCGATGTGGCCACTGGCGATTAGTGATTCTAGGGTTGCGCTGAGTTCGTCGTTGCCAATCTCTATGTGGCTGGCTCGCAGGTTCTTTCGTAGCTCGTTCTGGCTCATTTCGTCACCGCTTGCTTCGAAGAACTGGCTTATCTCTGCCATCTTCTGCTCCCTGGTTGAGATGTGGATTGCTCCGCCGGTGATGGTGACGGTGATCGTGCCATCCTTGTTGCTCTTCAAGTTTGCTATCCCTAAGTCTTTGGCGTCCTGGCAGATGGCGCGGACGAATCCCGGCCGATCTTTGGTTACTTTCAGATTCAGGCAGCCGTCCAAGCCCCTGCCGAATGGCATCGCTACTTCGACTGCGATCGCTACGCCGTCGATGTCTGCTCGCTTGGCCTGTGCTCCGATGGCGTAGTTTCCTCTGGTGTCTTTGCTCTTCGTGACGTGGTCGATGGTCAAGATGCAGGCGTTCTCCATGCGCATCGGGCGCAGTATGAGCTGTGAGAATGTGGTTGCGTCCTTGTTCTTTTCTAGATCTAGCCCTAGCAGGTTCATAGCTGCGTTGACGCCGTCGACGACGATCAGGGATGGCTTGTGGATGGCAATCTCGCTTTGGATCACGTCCATGACGCCCCTGGTCATACCTTCGTCCGGGTTCGCGTATCGGAAGTGGCGCAGGCCGCCTGTCTCCACGCCCATCGTCTTGAGTCGGTTCTTGATGCCGCGTGCGCTGTCTTCGAAGTCCAGGTAGAAGACTGTGTGCTTGGCTTTGAGTTCTTGGCGCACCGCTTCTAGGGCTATCCAGGTTTTGCCGCTTTCGCTTTCCCCAAAGATGGCGTTGATCTTGTTTGCATAAAGGATGAAGTTGCCATCTTCGCGCTTTAGAATTGATGGCCCCGGTTCGTCTTCGAGCTGCATATCGGTGATGTCCTGTGGGATCCAAGAGCTGGTGGTTATCTCTTCGTTCTCGTCATGTAGCTGCACATGGCTTGGCTTATTGGCCGCTTCTATCTGATCCCAGTCAGTTTTCAGGTCACTCGTTGCCCCGAATCCCTGCGTTCTTAGGTGGCTCGCTGCCGACTTGAAGTCTCCCCGGTGCTCTATCTGGGTGTAGGCGGCAAACTTGGAGTAGCTGCTCTGGGCTTGAAATATTGTCGAGGTGCTGAACACGAAGAGCTTGCCGTTGCCGTTGAAGTTGGTCGTTGCCGAGATTCCTTCGTTCTTGCCTGGTCGTCGCCATGCGGTGGCTTCGCCTTTGCTATAAACCTTCGTCCAGCCCAGTGGTTCTAGGATTGCTTCCCAGGTGACGCTCTCTTCATAGGCATCGCCGGGGCTGGTAACTCCGCCTTCTTTGCGTGGCTTTGTTTCTTCGCCGATCCACTCTGGCTTCGGTACTTCGTCGTATAGGGCGAAGTATTGATGGATTATGGCTCTCTCTTCCATCGTAAATGTCGGTATCGTCTCGATCGATCCTGCGCTGATCTGCCAGGGATTGCCAGATGGATGGCATCGGCCACCCGATGGAGCTGTGATCACGAATCCGCCTTCGCCGCGTGTTTCGGCTAGGCATCCGCCGTCTTCACCTGCTGCCTGCGCGATCTTCGTGTTGCCTGGCACTTTGCCGTCGCTGATTCGGTATAGCCAGTGGATTCCGCCCGATGGCGTGGTTTCCATGTATCCGTTGATCAGCCTTGTCCAGAGCTGCCCATGCTGGCTCTGTTCGAATATCTCGCGTAGCTCGATGTGGAGTTTCTTGGCGACTGCTCTGCCTTCGAGTTCGAGCATTTCGAGGTTTCCGGATATCGCTCCGCAGATGATGCCGACGCCGTCTTGCTTCTTTCCGAACCACCCCATCAGTTCTTCGGCTGTTGGTCGCTTCTTCTGGTAAGCCGTCCATGCTGGAAGTCCTGGTCGCTTCGATCCATCGGCTGCTACTGGGACGGCGCATATGCCTGCAGCTGCGAAGCGCAGAGCTGTGGTTAGTACGTCGTTGCTTCTCTTCTTATTGGCTGTCTCTGATTCCGTCATGCTGCCCCCCTAGTTTGTTGCTTGAATAAATCTCTTAATAATCCATTCCACGACCGGCACTGCTACCGCGTTGCCTAGTTGCTTGTACCGGTGGCTGTCTGCTTGTCCTTCTGTCCAGTTATCTGGGAATCCTTGTAGTCGCTCGCACTCTGTCGGTGTCAGGCGTCGGACGGTAGCTGCGTGAACCATCGGCGTATTGCCACCGCCGGTTCCCATTGTTGCCGCTAATGTGTTGATCACGTCGCCTTGAATCCTTACGTCTTGATGGTTCTTTGCGTAGAAGAATGTCGGTTGAATGACTAGATCGGTTGCGCCTTTGTAATCTCTAGCTTGAAGTGATGAAGATATTTCATCCAGTTGATAGTCGCCGAATGCTTGAAGTCTTGCCACTTCTTGTATGACTATTTTATTTTCATGCACTTGTTGTTGCTGTGGGAATTTGTAGTCGCTGGCTTGAAGTGAACCTACTGTTTCGGATCCAATGAGGCTATTGCTTCCAGCGCCGTCTGAAGTTTTATAGGTAGGGTCTTTCCTCTTCGTGTTGCTCTGTTCAGAATGCCTTGCGCTGCTCTCGGCGAGAGCGAGTATTTCTGCAGGTGTTCTCCAGTCGTCTCCAAGATTGCCGACAATGAAGACTCGACGGCGTCTTTGTGCGACTCCGAAGTGGCGAGAGTCAAGCACACGCCACGCGATGCTATACCCGCGCTCTTCCAGCGCTCTGATAACGGTTCCCATATCTCGTCCTTCGTTAGATGAGAGAAGTCCAGGGACGTTTTCGAGGATAAAGCTTTGCGCTTTGGTTTCGTCAAGGAGTCTGCATATCTGCCAGAATAATCCTGATCGTGATCCAGTGAGTCCTGCTCTTCTACCTGCAACGGACAGATCTTGGCATGGAAATCCGCCAGTGATAATTCCGTTTGCTGGATCAAATCCTGCATTGATAAGTTGTACACCTGTTACCCCCGTTATGTCGCCGTAGATTTCTGAGTTTGGAAATTGTTTTGCTAGAACCTTCTGTGCGTGTTTATCCCATTCAACAGCTGCGACGACTTTGATCCCTGCTCTTTCCATTGCAAGATCAAATCCGCCAATCCCTGCGAATAATGACACTCCAGTTTTTATCATTCGTACCCCCTTGTTGATTCTCTAGCTGGTGCTCCCATCGGATCTTCGCTTGCTATCACGATCAATCCGCTGGCCTGTAGATGTTCCATGATGCCCTTCGCCATTCGTCCTGGCGTATCTGGCAGACCATACTCGTAATATTTCCAAAGCCAGTGAGCGATTGCTGCTTGCGCGTCGTTCTTCATGTGCGAGCGATCGGAATCGAACCGATCTCCTTCCCCTTAGCCGCCAGGCGCTCGCTTCTCGGTAGATGTTTGTCCAACGAGAATGGGTTGTTACTTCGGCTGTTGACCGAGCTGCGCTAGAAGTGCTAGGACTTCTGGTGTTAGTGAGTTTGCGTCAACGACCTGCTTTGCTTCCGCTGGTGCTGGCACTGCCGGTTGCTTCGCGCCGGCGTTGCCGATGTAGGCATTCGCTTTCGCTAGATCGGCTGGGTTGCTGGTGGCATCGATCAGGATCCAGGGGGCCGATTTTCCTGGCTTCGCGGTTCCTTGTCCGATGCGTGCTAGGACTCGCTGTCCTACTTTATTCTTTAGCGCGTTCTTTAGCGCCACGTTGAAGAACAGGATGTTTTCGTGTTCTTCGTTTGTGTCCAGGTTTGTTACTTGAACTTCGATGGCATCGGTTTCCCCATGCACTGTTTGGATTCCGGTCTTGTATTCGACCGGGGTGATGATTAGCAGCTGGTTTGCGAGGTCAGCGACTTTAGGCTGATCTCCCCCAGTGCTTAGTTCTGCGAAGTTTGACATTCGCATTCCCCCTTCTCTGTTTGGGTGTTGCTTTGTTGGTTTGCCAACGCTGTTTCTTTCATTTCCTTGACGACGTCGCTCATCGTCCTGGTAGGAATATTTGTCCGACTGTTGATCTCTTCCATCTCAATCATGGCTTCTTTTATCTTGGTTATGAATTGATCCACCATCGAGACGCTGATTTGAATTTCGTCATCTGTTCCGAGATCGACGATTCTGATTCGATCTCCGTAAAGTGATATGGCTATGTCGATGCCGCCGATCTGTGCGCGGCTTGAGTAGATGCTCATGGTTTCGTGTCTCCGTTGCATGCCTTTGCTAGGTCTTCGCTGAATGGTTGGAAGTATGGGCAGTAATTGCATAGGCGATCGGCGCTCGCTGGTATCAGTGACCAGAGATCCGGGCTGTTCTCGACGTCCACCGTCGCAAGCAACGAATAAACGTTATCGAGACGTTCTAACGCTTTGATCGCAACGCTTTCGTCGTAATCGTAAAGTTCCACATGCATGTCGTCGAGGCTGCCCCCGGTAGGCAGGTAGACCAGCGCCACTTGATTGACTTCGGATCCGCTTTGTGCTTTGCCGTAGCCGTAGAGCTGTACTTGGACTAGCTGCTGTTGCGTCGCGCCTTCTTTGCGTCGCTTCTCTAATCCAGTGCTGCCTGTGGTTTTCCAGTCCATCACGATTCCGCGCCGCTTGTCGAAGAGGTCGACGGTTCCGGTGAGATTGGCACGAATCGTCACCTTCTGCTCGACTTCGTAATCTTCAAGTTTGGCGAAGATATCTGCTAAATGTGCATGGATCGCTGTTCCTACCTGCGCTGCCCAGTTGCCCCCACCCATCTCGTTTGGTTTATCCCAGTCGAGAAGTTTGTAGGCAATCCTTCGGGTGCATTCGTGTCCGATTTCGCTTGGCCCTATGTAGACCTGTTTCGATCTCGGTGTCCAGGTTCCTGCTCTGGTGATTATTGCTGCGAGTTCATCGCCCAGCGCTTTGCCTGGTGCATGTGGTGATACAAACATCTATTCGTCATCCTCATCTTCGAACGGGTCGTAGCTGGGAATGTCGATCTCTGGTATTCCTGGCTGTGGCAGAATGTACGGGATACTCATTGTCCGTCCTGCTCTACCATCGTGAAGCGGCGGCTTTGACTTACCACTTCTAGTAGGTCGATTACCTGCGGTGGCAGAATCTCCCTTGCCTTCTTTGTATCGAAGCGCCGACTCTCCACTGTTGTCCATCGAACCACTGGCTGGTTTTTATAGAGTGCTAGTTCTGCGTTCCCCATTGCCGATTCGATGTGCGATCGTGCTATGTCTGCGACTTCTTCCCATCGGGCTATCTCTGCTTTCGCTGCTCGATATTGCTTGAGCCATTGCGCGATGCCATCGTCGAAGTCGACGACCCCTGGTGTTCCTTCTGTGCTCATGTTGCCCCCCTAGTACCAGCCGTAGCCGGTCGTTTGCTTTTGATGTTTCCAGTGACTCCATGCCGCGCATGGGCCGCCGGATCCGTATTTTCTTCCAATATACGCCAGAGCTGCGACAACCTGGCTTACCCTGCTTTCGGGGTGTCGCATTCCTAGATTCTTGTATGTTCCGGCAAGTAGCTGTCCGACTCCGGCTGCGCTGGATGTTGGATTGTTGACTGATCTCCATGCGCTCTCTTTGCCTACGAGCTGCGTGAAGCATTGGTATTGCTTTGGCTTTAGCAGTTCTTCTGCGAGCTGCTTCGGGTCGATGTGTTGCATCGCTGTGCGCTTCTCGTAGACGACCGGGATCGCCTGGGTTGGATTTAGTGCTAATTGTAGGATCGTTGCTGTCATTGCGCTGATCCCAACGGTGACGACGAATCGTCTGATTGCGTACTTCTCTTCGGGTTTGATTGGTCTTCTCGCTTCCTTGCCTGATTCGCTTCGGTGAATATGCGGTACACATAGGTCACTTTCAGGTGCATCAATCTGGCAATATCTTCGGCTGAGATTCCCTTGCTTCGTAGCTTTACTATTCGCTCGGCTCTTATGCTTCGCTGGCTACGTTGCTTGTCTTGTCCTCTTTCAAGTGGCGTCTTGCCACCAAAGAATCCATACGGGATCTCTTCTCTGATTGCGTATTCCAAGCATTCCTTTCTTTCGGTACAGGCTCCGCAAATTCTGCGAAGTTCTGGGAGGCGCTTTGCCTCTTCGACTTTCCCATCTGGGAAGAATAAATCTGGGTCTTCGATGTCTGCGCATAGTGCGTTTCTAAATAATGGGATTCTTTGTAGGAATGTCGCTGGCGCTATCACTGTTTGCGAGCCATCCATTGCTCTAGGTTTTCTACGACCCATGCCTTCTCAATGCCGGCGTTGCGTCTTTTAATGATCACATACGCCGGGGGTGTTTCATCTAGGTTTCTTGCCTTTGCGTAGTTCTTTGCTTCGGTGACAGCTTCATCCCAGAATGCAGGAAGTGTAATCGCTTTCCTATTTTTTAGTTCTAGAATGTAAGTTTTGCCGGCGACGATGCATACGATGTCGCCTTCGTCGTTGCTTCCGGCCTTGCTCAATCTTTCGGCGTTCGCTCCAACGGATCGCAGCCACTTCATCACTGCTGTCTCGAATAATGCGCCTTTGCGTCCGTTTGGGTTTGCCATTTATTTTACGATCTCCAGGAATTTTACTTTGTGCTTCTCTGAGATCGAAGTGATTATTGCCTGCGCCAGAAGAAGTGCTTCGTTCTCTGTCATCGTTGCTACTTTGACTGCTGTTTCTGGCATGTTGTATCTGAGATACTCATAAGTTTGGATTCCGAACTGAGTTCCTAGTTCTTTGGGATGGCTGGCGTCAGTCAGGTTTTTAATAAATTCGAATCCAAGTTCTTTGCCTGTTTCTGATATCAGATCTGCAATCGCATCTGCTTCTTCCAGGTATAGCTGGTATGCGCCGGTGCTCTCGGAATAATAAATCGAGAAGAGTGGTTTCTGTTTTCTCATTCTTCGATTGCCTTCTTCATGCGCTTCTGTTTGCTTTCGTACAGCTGCGCTTCTTGTATCTCTTTGGCTATCGGGTCGTCGGTGTATTTCAGTATTAGGTACAGAGCTGAGCAAGCTGCGATGGCTCCGGCGAAGATGATGTACTGGGTTTGCATGGGTTCCCCCTTCTTTGGGTGGCCTAGTGGCCTTAGTCGCCTTAGTTTGCCCCAGTTCTGCCTAATGTGTCGGTCGCCACGCCGCTGCTCCGCCGAGGCGGTGGCAAACACGCTCAATCTTGCCCTAGCTGGCTAAATATTCACAGGATTAAATGTGGGTTTCGTATTGCTATTCGTCCATACGCATGCTTAACTTCTCTTATCGGCAAGGAGCGGATGTCTCAGCCGGTAGGGGGATTCAAATGTTAGTTCTTGATCTAGAAAGTCTAATCATCGAAGCTGCTACAGAGCTTGCTATCTCTGGCGAGTGCGATCTTCCAGTCGGCAACAAATGGCATGGCGTTGATCTTGTTGCTCCTGGTTATTACGAATCTGCTATTGATATTCGCGGTTTCATCAAAGATGGCGTGCGTCTTGCTGTTGAAGATGAATCAATTCATATTTACAAGTTTGAACAATATGGCGTCGTTGCTTCTGCTTCTTTCAAGGGCAAGACAATCTCTTCTTCTGTACTCGTTGCGATCGCAAAGGAATGGTTAGCATAATGTCAAAGCGTCTTTGGGTTTCTGATAATGGATCTGTTACTTGCGATGAGCATGCTGGCACTTATCTTCGTTGCGCTATTGAGGCTCGTCCTAAAGCAAAATCTCACTGCACTCCTTTAGATAATTGGTCAATGTATTTCGAACATTTACTTGGTGGCTTGCCATGTGAAACTTGTGTTGATTGGTCTACTTTGGTTTTGGAGGCTAAATAATGCGCGGACAATCTGTTAGCAAGGTTGCTGGTCTTCCTGATTGCGATGCCTGCGATGGTCGCTGGCAGGCGCTTTATAAGCGTCAATATGAGCATCCAAATGGCGAGCGTTACTGGATGAATGTCTGCGTCTTCTGTGCTCGCAAGAACTGGGATTTCGAGGTGAAGTCATGAGCCATGTTTCCTTCTTCCGCGAATGCGCCATGTGTGGCGATAATGCGACTTTGGTCAATCGCTGGTTTCGCTATGACAATGGTCAGCAGGAGCTGTTGCCAGTTTGTCCTTGTTGCGCTGATCTTCATGCTTCTCTAGTGAAAGGTAAATAAATGGGCGCTATGAAATCTGTTCTTATGGACATCTGTGATGGCATGACCCTTGCTGGTCGCAATCTGGTTGATTCTGCCGAGAAGCAGGATCCCGAATTGATGGAAGCCGTCCTTGTCAATATCTTGGCTAATCTGCCTTCGTATCTAACTGCTTTGAGAGGTGAATAATGAATATGGATCCTAAGTTTGTCCGTCGTCGTCGGATCGTAGCTGCGATCGTCGGTGCTCTGGTGCTTGGCTTGTTTACCTATGCCACCGGCGATGTCTGCTGGACTGAATCTGGCTACGGTTCTTGCTCTAAAATGATTGAAGAGGAGGCTAATCGTGGCCGTTAAGAAGGCTCGTTCTGTCCGAGTTTCGGATTCTCTTTGGTCTGCCGTCAAAGCCAAAGCAGCTGCGGATCAAGTTTCGGTTTCTGAAGTCATCGTTGATGCGCTAAAGGCGTATATCCGATGAGCTGGTGGAATCTTCTCGCTGCGCCGATTGCTGGCGTTTTAGCTCTGGCTTATGGTCGTCGCATATCGTTCTGGACTTTGTTTGCTCTTTGCTTTGGTTTCTGGTCGTTGCTGATCATCCTGCTACCGCGCAAGGAGTTGCGCATTCCTACTCTTCCTTCCTGGTTGCTTGTTTTCTGGGGCAACCGCCAGATCGCTCGAATCATGCGTCCGATTCGAGATCCGTCCGATCTGATCTAGGGACAGGGACGCGAAAGCCCCCCATCGTTTGTAGACGGCGATGGGGGGTTTTCTATTGCGCTAATGCTCTGGCAATGCCTTCTTCTAGGCTGATCTTTGGCACATAAACTTCCAACATCTTAGCTGGGTTGCCCACTCTGTATTCGACTCCGCTTGGCTTGTTTGGGTGGTTCTTGATCGGCGCTAGGTAGCCTGCCTGCATCATCGCCATCTCTGCCAGTTCAATAAACGATGTGGCTCTTCCGGTGCAGAGGTTTAGGGTCTTCACGCGGTTGGTTATGCACTCAAACGTAGCTGCGACGATGTCGTCGATGTGGATAAAATCTCTGGTTTGTTGCCCTGTTCCCCATACTTCGAACGGATCCTGTTTCGCCTTTGCGCGTGCTATTAGCGATGGGAATGGGTAGTCCAGCGCCTGATCGCTGCCGTATCCGCTGAATGGGCGAAGGACGGTGACGTTTAGTCCTTCATTCCTGGCGTATCTTGCCAGGGTTTCTCCGGTCAATTTTGCCCAGCCGTAGCTCAGATCTGGCGTGCGAATGTGGTCTAGGTTGATGTCCCCTTCTCGCAGCTGTTGCTTGTATGCCAGTTTCTGTAGGTAGATTGGGTATGCCGCCGAGCTGCTGAAATAAACTAGGTGCTTTGGCTTCGTCCTTATCGCCCACTGGAACATGTCGGAATCGATGGCGAGGTCGCTGGCGACCGCCAATGGGTTGCCTTCGATCGTGGCCCTGCCCCCGACAATCGCCGCCAGATGGATGACGACGTCGTATCTGGTTTTGTCTGTCTTGAAGAAATCTCGGCAATCTTTGCCATTGGCTAGGTCGATGCCGGTGATGTCGTTGCCTTTGTCATCGAGCGCTCGGTGAAATGCTCTGCCTACGAATCCTGCGTCGCCTGTTATGAGTATCTTCATGCGAGCCATTCTGCCAGATATCTGTCGCTGCCTGTTTCGGCTTTGGCTCTTTGCTGGTCTACGTCGAAGATGTAGCGGTCGTTCTCGTCCAGAGCTGCGCCAATGTGATGCAGGGTTGCTTCTTTGGCCATTGGGAATGTCTTTACGGCCGATATTCCTTCTGCCTGGCTGTCGTATGTTTCGTCATGGATTAGGCAGCTGTCTTTGATCCGGGGCCAAATTTCGGCGGCCAGCCAGTCCTGGTCTTGCGTGTAATAATCCTTGCTCTGTTGCTCTTCTAACAGCTGTGCTATCTCTGGAATCGCGCCCTTACGAGCTGCGAACATCCCTGCGCTGATCTTGTAATTGTGACCGATCGGGTGGTCTTTCATGATGTGAAAGTCTAGTTTGCTGGCTAGGAATTCTTCGTGGGCGATGCGTTCTCTTCGAGTTAGCCTGGCGTCTGCGTCTCTGCTTAGCACCACGTCTGCTTCTTCATCGGCTAGGGCGGCAAATCGCCAGAGTTTGGCTGTGTGGTCTTCGGAACCTTCGCACCTAACGATTTTAACGTTTGGAAGCAATTGCAACGTGCTTGTTACCCATTCTGGCACGCTTGCCCCGGTATAGAATCGGATTTCGTATCCGGCGAAGTGCTGCTGCGCCAGGATCGCGTTCTTGATCGCGCCGATTGTGTATCGTTCCTGGCTGCCGTATAGCGAATAGGCGATGACCTGCTTCATCGGGTGATCTTCTTCTTCAGAGCTGCGTAGGCTTCGCTTTCGATGTAGTTCTTGTAAGCCAGGGCGTCAAATGAGTAGATTTCCTGCGCGTTTACCGCTTTGTATCCTTCATCCCATTCGGCCTTGCCTGCTACCGGGTGCATGTGCTCTACGATCACGTCGTCCAGATAAGTTAATGCGCCCAGATCTTCTCCGAGCTTCTTCCAGAAATTGTCTAGATATAGGTGCTTCATCTTTGGCGGAACCATTCCGTCTAACGCCTTTACGATGTCGCTGGTCATCGCGATCATCGTGGGCAGTCGTTGCCCCTGTAGTAGGTCGTTGCCGTAGGCCATTGACGGCCGCCGTTGCATTGCCGCTATCAGCTGCGCATCCCACCCGGCTGTGCGTGGGCGATGGTCGTCGCCCAGGAAGGCGAAATACTGGTATTGATTTTGCTTTACGATCGCAGCTGCTGCCTTGTTTATTGGGTAGGCCATTCCCCTTGTTTCGTTCTCGATCGTGATGCAGCGCTCTGCGCCTACTTCGTATTCGTACTGGTCATGCTCTGGGTCATTGGCATCGATTACGAATAAAAGGTCGCTGGCTGTGGAGAGTTCTTCGTGGACGGCTAGTAGCTGTGCTGCGCTCATTGGGCGACCGCGAGTCGGAACGAGGATGATCATTGGATTCATTCCTGGCTCCAAGTTGCCAATTCGCCGGCTATCGCTGCGTAGGCGGCTAGATCTATGAACGAATCTTCTGTCTGGGTTTCCATCAGGCGTGCGACTTTTACCAGGGCCATGCAGATCGCTACTTGCTCTGGTGCTATCTCTGTTTCCAGGTATGTCGTCCAAAGTGCTGCTATCCGGCAGTGATTGGTTCTCGGATCCCCGTATGTCTTCTGGCGATCGGTGGCGGTGAGTCTTGCTGCTTCTTTAAGAATATCCCCCCGATTCATAAATTATTTCGCTCCGCGTCCGAACTCGCTGGACTTGCCGTCAAGTGCCTTTAGCACTGGCCCGGCGATGGCTGCCAATCCTGCTGCCAGGTAGTTCTTTAGCGGCTGGTTTGGGCTGGCCAGATATAGAGCTGCTACGGCTGCTGCTGCTGCTCGTAGGTAGGTCTTTCCGATTGCTTCTAGCTTTGCTCTGTTCATTCTGTCTCCTTAAAAGTAGGCTTGCCGAAGCCGACAATGGCGACCGCCAATGATGGCTTTAACTTGCCTCGGTTCTTTGCCTTGTACGCTCTGATCTTACGGCATACTTCGCCGCCATTGCGTTGATCGCCCTTCTTATCAGGTGCGGTGTTTCCTTCAATAGTCGTTACTGTGCCGTCTTGATTGTCCTTGACGACGATCCCGACGTGGCTGATTCTGTCTAACGCGTCGCCTGGGAAGTCGAAGAACACGATGTCGCCTGGCTCTGGCGTTGCCACAGCTGCGTCTTGCCACTTCTTCTTGTCCATAAAGGCGACCGCCCCTGCCGGGGTGTAGGTGCAATTCGGAATCTTCACGCCTGCCTGCTTTGCCACCCAGTTCACAAATGCTCCACACCAGGGGACGTTTGCCTTCTGGTATTTTGTGTGATTTTCGGCTGGCCCTTCGATGTATCCGATCTCAGCTGTTGCGATCGCGATCATCTGCTCTCTTTGGCTCATTTCCTGCCCCCTCTAGGTTTGTTATTTTCTAGCAAAAGGCTGTATATGTCGTCGACTCTGTTTTCTACTCTGGTCATGCGGTCGTTCATGGAGCTGCCGCCGTTTGGCTTTAATTCTGCCAGGTAGTGCTTTACGAGCCATCTGGTCATTGCTGCGAATGCGCCGGCAATCGTAAGTATGGAAACGATCAGGGCTGCGTAGTCCTGCGCGGTCATTTTCCAACCGCCATCACTTGCATCGTGACGGTTCCTGAGCTGGTGATCGCCCAGATTCCGTTTGCCTTATTCTCAATAGTGATCTTGTCGCCGTTATCCATGCGGTATCCGGTGCTGCTAGTTACGTTTGAATCGCCCAGATAGCATGTGCCGCTTGAGCTGTGTAAATAGACCATCTCTGCATCAGGGGTTGCGTCAACGAGCGCTGTTGCTGTCGTTCCCACTGTTACTTGGCGTGTGCTGATTCCCATCGATCTCTCCTGGTTTATTTTAGATTATTGATGCTTCTGCTTCGTCGACGGCATCGTCTATTGTCCTGGTTGGTTCCCTGGTGCAATTGCCATCGGCGTAGGTCATTATTTTGTTAGAGCTGCGATCTCTTCGGCTGATAGTCCGAGCTTTGCCAATTTAGCCTGCGCCGATGCCTTTGCATCTGCCGCTGCCTGCTCCGCTGCTTCACGTTCGGCTTGGGCAGTTGCTGCGGCGATGGCATCTAGCTCGCGCTGTGCGATTTCTTCCGCAGTTAGCGGAACCTCGGTGACTTCGCCTGTTGCGCAGTTTACTTCGATTTTGATGTCTGACATTTGTTGCTCCTTATGCGTTTGAGATTCCGTAGAGGGTGAAGGTTGAGTATTGGACAAAGTTTCCACCTGTTGAAAATGTCAATGAAGTAATTGCTGAGGTACTTGACCAAAGACCAGCAGAGATTCCTTGATAAATAGTTGAGGCATTATTTTGATTAGCACCATCAGCACTTAAAGATTTGTTATATGATGATGAAGCATAATTTGTAATGTATATTTCACCATTTCCAAAAGTGCTTGCTGTTGCGGCAGAACCAGGAATATAAAACAAATGATTGTATCCAAATGCTGCTTGCGTGTAACTAATTGCGCCGCCACCAGCATCGCCAAGCCATCTTAAAGTGTAGTTAGTTGATAACCCATTTGGTGCAATTACTAATCCAGCAAAAGCGGCACCTGAATCTGATCTTGCAGAAACTTTAACTACTAAATCAGTATAAGTGGCAGGGATGCTTGAAAAAGTAACGGTGGCAGCGCCACCAGAACCAACAGTATTAGAAGCAATCTTTGTATATGTAGGCATTATGCCGCCTTAATTCCGTAGAGGGTAAATACTGAACCTATGCTAAATGTGGCAGATGAATCTAAACCAATTTGAATTGTATTTATAGCTGAAGTGCTACGCCATAACCCAAAAGTAAGATTAGTTTCTAAAGATCCAGAAGTTCCTCTTATACTAAAATTTTTATTCGTAGTTGTATTTGAATAATTCATAAAGTTCATTATGACAAATTGCGAAATATTTGATAAAGAATTGAGAAAATCCCAATAAACTTTAGTTTGATTAGCCCCTCGACCAGAGCCAGCGCTTGTTCCATTTCCGGATAAAACAGTCCAAGAATAATTTGATCCAGTATCAATAGAACCGTTTCCAACCCTCACCCAACCATCAGTCGTTGCAGATATGCCACTAATTGCACCTACAATAACTAAATCTGTATAAGTGTTGGCTATGCTTGAAAATGTAATTGTGTTGGCACCCGAACTAAGGGTATTAGTTGCAATCTTGTCATAAGTAGTTGGCATCTTTAACCCTTAATTCCATAAAGTGCGGCTGATGTGTATTGAGTAAAAGTTGCATTTAATACAATTGAGTTAATTGCTGCTGTGTTACGCCAATTGCCTGAGCTAAACCATACATATCCGCTGCCATTGTAATCAACACCAATAAAAGAACGATTAGTTTTATATTTATTGGTGTTTGCATAGTCAAGAATGTCAATAATTGAAACTGCTGCCTGAGTTGAACCAGTCAAAGATGCAAACACGCTTGTTTGGTTTGCCGCACCTAAAACGCCAACGGCTGCGCCTGTTCCGTATAAGTCGTGAAATGAATAATTTGAACCACTATCGGAGTTGTATCTCATTGCGACTGTTCCGTTATCGCTACTGTTTCTGCTAAATAAACGAATCTGCAAATGCTGATAGGTGCTAGGAATTGAACTAAAAGTTATGCTTGATGCGCCACCTGCGCCAATGGTAGTTGTCGCAATGCTTTGATAGTCCCCTACAAGAGTGCCCGAAATGCTAGAGGCGATGATTCCTAAGTTTGGCATTAGGCAATATCACCTGTCACCAGCCAGGTATCGGTTGCGATCTTAATACAAGAAGCAACCGAATTGACCACTCGAAGTTTCGGCGCTGTGCTGGTTGCGCCGGTGCTGAGCACTGTTGTCGTTCCGCTTGTTACTGCGTTAATCGTTGGTTGTCCTGCGCCGGTGATCCAGGCGACGTTTATCTGCGTTCCAACAGGGTAGGCAACCGATGCGTTTGTTGGAATTGAGAGCGTTTGCGCCGAGGCGTTATTCGATGTTACTAGCTTGCCGTTATCAGCTAGAACGAAAGTGTAGGTCGTTGATGTATTTGCGTTGATGCCGAGATTGATCAATGGCGAAGTCAAAGTCTTATTGGTTAGCGTTTGGGCAGTTGTCAGATCTGCTGTTGTTGCGGTATCGATTGAAAGGGTCACGGTTCCCGATGTGCCGCCACCGCTTAATCCTGTGCCGGCTGTTACTCCGGTGATGTCGCCTGGGTTGGATGCTGATTGCCACGCTGCGCCGTCGTAGTATTCGAATGCGTTGGTATCGGCCAGGTATGAGAACATTCCTTCGACTACGACTCCGCTAAGAGCTGCGGTTCTTGCTGCGCTGCTCGCAAAGAACATGATTGTCTGGTTTTGCAGGTTGTACTGCACTTGAGCTGCTGTTAGCACGTCGCCTGTGGCGAATGCTTTGTATCCGGCGTTTGCTGTTGGCATGGTTCTCCTTAGTAGCTCAGGATTCCTGAGTCTAGCAGTCCTTGTAAATTAGAATCTAAAATAAAGGCTTGAATGATTGGCTCGGAAGTTAGCAGCTTCGTTTGCCATGTTTGTGGGGTTATGTCGTGCTGTATTCCTTGTACGAATAGTTCTCTGGTCATTGCGGATCCGCCGGGGGCGGTTTTGGTTATATTTACCAGCCCAAATATGTCAAGGCTTAACCCTGCGTCTATTCTTGCTGGCTCTGTTGCTTCCATTAAGTTCAGAGTCATCGAGTCGATGCGTATCGTGGCATTCTCTCGCGATCCTAGAATCATGCTTGCCTGGCTCAACGCTTCATCGTCGGTTTGTACGAGGATTCCTTCTCGCTTTCCAGAATGGATGAAGAAGGTTTCGATGCTGCTTGTCGATTGAACATTCTGCGCAACGCCGTTTAGTCTCGTCACTGTCACATCGTTCAGAATGAGTGTGTCGTCGAAGGCGAAGTCGATGCCCTGGTAGGAGATTCCTGTGCCGGTATCGCTAAACACTACTGGCGTTGCGTCTGCCTTCTTGCTTACTGTGTCGCGTGATAGGAATGTCGCGTTGCCTTCTGGGTCTAGGTAGAAGCCGCCAAATTCGCTGTTCTCAACCGTTTGTATAGCTGTGAGCAGGTCGCGCTCGGTTCCTGGATCTGCCTGCATCTGGCTGTTTCCGGCATTGATCACTCGTTGCGAATTGGGCCATGAAGCCACGTCAAGTAGGTTTTCGATTCTGGCTCCGCTTAGCTGCCCTGCACTGGTTCCTGCGACTGTGGATATGCCCACGCTGTTTAGCAATCGGAATCCGTCCACGCAGGACAGAGTCACTGTTGATATCTCTTCTGCGCCAAGAACGAATCCGGTGTCGTAGGAAATGATGTAGCCAGAATAAAGGTAGTACTGCTGCGTTCCTGTGCCGTCGTCGTAGTCTGCCCAGACTCTTATTTTGCGCAGCGGTAGCAGTTTGCCGTAGTAGGGCGATGCGGTATTGAGTGGATTCCAGTCGCCTGTCGTATCTTCCAATACGATCGTTGCTGATCCTGCTTCAAATTTGTTGAGGATTCGGTTTCGACCGCGTCGTATGCTCACTCGTAGCGCGATGTCTGATACGTCAACGGTGTCTGCTGGCACGTCCGCCAGGATTCCGAATCCGAGGCGTCCTGAAACGGTGTCGTCTAGTACGAGTGGGTTGCCGAATGCCGGGCCGTTTGCAAAGTCAACGCTTACTCCGAGATGTGGCGTTCCTGGCATTAGATCAAGATCGCATTCTTAACGATGGCTTGGCCGTTATTTTGTCCTTGCAAGAGCGCGTTTCTAATTGTGTTAACCAGATCGCCTTCGCTGGTGACGCTGCCGTTGATTGTTAGGTTGATCGTCGTTCCGCCCATTGATCCCATCTGGCCTAGTGGGATTACTGCTTCTGGCCCTGCTTCACCAATTAAAGAAAGAGTTGGCGAAGTTACGATGCCGCCTGCTGCCAATGCCAGAATGGCTCCTCGCGGCGGAACATATCTAGGCCCTTCATCGCCGCCTGGCGGAATAATTGGCGGAATGACTGGCAATTGCGGAATGACTGGCGGTGTCACGATTGCTGCGTTTGCTGCCGCTGCTGCGTAAGCAGATAGAGCTGCTGCTGCCGAGATCCAGCCTATGGCAGCTGCGTCGGATCCGTCTGTGATGCTTGGATCGTAAGTAAAGGTTCCTTCGGAAATTTCCTTGTACGCATCGACAGTTCCGTATGCTAAAACCCAAGCAGTTTCAGCTTCTACAGGTGCTGCAAGAAGGCTCGGATCGTAACCAAATTCTTCAAGGATCTTAGCTGCGTATGCCTTTGCTTCGTCAATTGTAAGACCCCACTTGTCGGCAAGTCCTACTATCTCGGTGTAGTCAATCTTTCCGTCATCGGCGGCTGCGAATACCAATGCATAATCTGTTACTGCTTTGCTTGTCATACCCCATTGAGTTTGGAGTTTTCCAATTTCCTCTGGTGATAAATAACCGTCATTTAGAGCCTGGAAGAAGGATAGGTACTTCGCTGCTTCCTCGTAGGTAACTCCCCATGCCTCTGCAAGAGCTGCTACATCAGCAGCGCTAATCTGATTGTCTTTTATTGAAATTATTGATTGGACATAGAGTTGCGCTGCGTTTGTAGTTATTCCCCATTTAAGAGCAAGGACTTCAAATTCTTGAGATGTAATTTTGTTATCAGCAAGTGCTACAAGTATGTCGTTATATCGTTGCGCTGCTTTGGCTGCTTCATCGGCTGCTGCCCTGGCTTGTAGTAGCTGCACAATTCTTTGCGCTTCTGCCATAGCGCCTTGTCTTACCAAATTCAGGCGTGCTGCTTCTAGTTGGATTGGATCAGTTTCAGATGTAGGAGCGCTGCCGCCTAATTTTTTAATTGCCGCTTGTAAACCAAGAACCAGTTTCTGTTCTTTCGTAAGCGCCTTTGATGCACCTGTTGCCTTGCCAAGATCTATATTCATTCCCTTTAGATTTTTAAGGAAATCAGCAGTGGTTCCGTTTAGTCCTTCAAATGAAAATTCTAGATCCTTGCCAGTTGTTTCAAGTTTGTCCATCGCGCCATTGGCGGTTTTTACTGCCAGGTAAAGTCCACCGAGTGTCGCTGTGAAGGCTGCTACTCCGGCTACGGCTGCGGCTACGGAGATTCCACCTGTTGCTGCTGCCTGTGCCGCTGCCGCTGCCAGTGCTGCTGCTCGGATTGCTTTGTATGCTGCAACGAGCTTCTGTATCGCCATTACAAATGCGATTACCTTGCTGGCTACGAATGTCGCTGCGAAGATTGCGCCTAGCGCTGTAAAGATTGTTTTGTTTTTTGCTACGAATGAGAACACTTTGAATATAACAAAGCCAAATCCGACAACCGCTTTGATTGCGGCGGTGAATACTGCTATGAGTTTGTCGCCGTTCTCGGCAAGCCATCCCTGAATTGCTGGGATGATCTTCGTTACAATAATTGTGAATAATTCTTCCATGACTGGCATGAGTGCTGTGCCTAGTGTTTCCTTCGCTTCATCTAAGGCGATGTTTAAGCGTTTCATTCTGAATTCGAATGTGTTTGCCCTTGTCGCAGCTGCTCCGCCGAATGTCTTTGCTGTCAAAGCAAGTACGGCGTTTAGGTCTTTGGATTTGACCATTGCGTCGGTAATTGGAACGCCTAGATTCTTTAGCGCTTTGTAGTTGCCCTGTAGCGCCTTCGTTACTGCGTTTGTCGCTGCGTTCAGATCCACGCTTCCGCCGGCTGAGACATCCAGGGCCAATCCGAGAAGGCCCTGGGCGGTTGCCACGCTTCCTGTCATTGAGGCTAGTTTTGCCAGCGCCGGGCGAAGTTCGTCATCGACGACTCCGAATGCTCTCTGAGTCTGATCAATCCAGGCTTCCGTTGCCGCAATCGCTGCGTCTGTTGCCCCTGTTGTATTTCGTAGAGAATTGGCTAGTAGCGCCTGGGACTTCTCATCGGCTATCGCTGCCTTGACGGAGTCGATTCCGATCTTGATGGCAAATGCCGCGCTTGCCGCAGCTGCTAGTCCAAATGCTTTGCCTACTTTGCCGGCAAATTTGTCAAAGGATTTTCCCAGTTTGTTGATGTCTCTGGATGCTGCCTTGCTGCCCTTGTCCGAATACTGGGTGATGATCCGGGCTATTACTGCTCCTACTGCCACTTGGATTATCCCTTCTCTTTATTCAGATTGGCTTGTAAAATCTTCTTTGCGTCGTCCATTGCGCTTCTTACGTTGCGAAGGATTCTATCTGAGTCGCGATCGACGACGGCCCAAATGCCGCGTGATGCGCCCTTGAATCTTTCGTTGAGCACGCCGATCATGTTTCGGCCCCTGCCTTCGCCTGAGCTGCGTCGTCCTGCTACTTCCCAGATTGCACCTGCTGCGCTCTTCTGAGTTAGAGCTCCGGCGCTGGTCGTATAATCGCCTCTTACTTTGCCCTGGGATCTGGTCTTGACGATGCCCTGGCGGATGGTTCCGGCTTCCCATGCTGGCCAGCCTGCGCCACCGCGTGTCTTGCCATTGGTTGCGGCTACGGTGCGCCAGCCACTCATTGGCGGCTTGTCTTCTATCTTTCCACGTGCGTCTGTTTCGGCTAGGGACAGCTCGTCGTTTACCACTTTGTTTAACCGACGAGCTGCCGCCTTGTCGAACTTCTTTAGAGCATCGGTGGTTTCTTTGATGCCGGAAATTACTACCGAACTATCCGCCATGCTTCTTTGCCGCCTTTGCTCGTTCTTTCAGGTAAATCACGATTGCTTCTAGTATGCCGTCTGGTGCATCTAGCAGGCTTATCGGGTCAATGCCTGTCTCCACAGAAACTGCTGCTATTGAATAGGTCAGGCTGTCTCTGTGGATTCGGAATTTGGGTCAGTGTCCAGAGATACAGCTTCTAGCGTATCAAGGAAGTCTGGCCCGAACGGTTTTACTACTTTTCCGTTTGCGCGAAGTGCGAGCCAACCTAAATAATAGATGTGCTCTAACTTCTGTTCTTCGCCAAGAAGTTTGGCGAGTCCTTTTCCGTACTTCTGTTCAAAGTCAACGATGATTCTTGGTCGCAACGAATATGTTGCTTCCACTCCATCTGTTGTTTTTACTTTGACATGTAATCCATCCATGAGTTCCCCCTTGTTAGTTTAGGCTGATGTTGTCTTAGTGATTGCGCCGCTGATTGGCCAGGTGACCGATGCGGTTGCTAACTCACCAACAGATCCGTTTAGCGGAGTCCATTCTGAAATTAGCGTTGAAAATGAGTATTGCGGATTTACTGTACTTGTTGTTGTGTTGACTGGCTTGACTGCCACTGTCACTGCTGTTCCAAGTAGTGGGTAGATTGTTTGCTCAACGCTGCTTGTTGCGTAGTCCTGGTGGAATTCGAAACTTACAGAATTGTCTTGCAAACCGGCAATACGTGTCTTTGCGCTGTTTCCGAAAGCAGTGGTCTCAACAATATCAAAAGTTGTATTGAGAGTTACTGACGAAATATGGTCGCTGAGATCGGTGGTTCCGAATACAACGTATGCGTTTGTTAGAACGATTCTGGCCATTATACGACCGCCTTTGTGATTGCTCCGGTTACTGGCCATGTCACGCTTGCTGTTGCTAATTCACCAACGGATCCGTTTAACGGAGTCCATTCTGAAATAACAGCGCTACATGTATATGACGGATTGAATGCGCTTGTTGTTGAACCGTTTGGCTTAACAATCACTGTCGCTACTGTTCCTAGTAATGGATAGATTGTTTGCTCTACTTCGCTTGTTGCGTAGTCTTGATGGAATTCCAGTGCTACTGAATTATCCGCCAATCCTGCTAGGCGAGTCTTAGCTGCTGTTGATGAGAATGCTGTTGTCTCGACAACGTCGAATGTCGAATTGAGTGTTACTGATGCGACCAAATCGCTCAGATCCACTCCGCCGACGGAGATGTATGCGTTAGTTAGGACTAAGCGTGCCATTATGCGGTCGCTCCTTCTTTGGTTTCTTGTTTGATGGATGATACTACTGTTTGTGCTGTTCCTGCTATTGCTTTGATGTGGTTGCCAGCGATCAGAGTTTCTGCGCTGACACCTGCGTCTTGCAATTCTTTGTTTGTGAGCGAATCGCCCTTTTGTTTTCCGCAGACAGTTTTGTCTGAAATTATTGTGTATGACATTGGTTCTCCTATCCCCAAATCGTTAGACGGTATCGGTAAGAAAGGAACAGATTGTCTTGTGATGTATAGGTTCCGGATTCGGCTCCTGTTACTCGCAAAGTATTTACTGTTCCGCCAAGCGTTCTGTCTCCTTCGATCGCTGTTTTTATTGAGCTGGAGCCGGAGCCTGCTAGGTATGCATCAAGTTTGTCCTGCCCTGCTCTATCTGAGAAGCGCTGGACTATCACATAAATATCAACGTTTGCCTGATCTAATCCTCTGGCATTGTCAATATCAAATGTGAAATCTAGTTGTCCTACGACCGCGCATGGTGGCGTCGGTGTTTCTGGTATCAGGTCATATACGCGTAGCCCTGTGATCGTCTGCAGGCGTGTTTTCAGACCGTCTCGGACTTGGCTTGGGTTCATCTACTTGGCCAATCCGTTATTCTTCTTAAATGGGCGCAGGAGGGTTTCTACGTCTGCGTCTAGTTTGGCGCTGAGTCGTACTGTGCCTAAGTCCGGGCTTCCTGCTATTCCAAATGGCGACTGGCGTCTGGTGAATAACCGAGCTGCCTGGATTAGCGTTGCCATGTTGACTTCGGCTGGTACGGCTTCCCATCCCCAGATTCCGCTGATTCGACAGGATTGCGGTAAATAATAAGGCCAGACGTATCGGCCAATCGCAAGGATGCGGTTGACTGGCCATCCGCGCTGTGGGTTATTTACTGGTTCTAGCATGTAGTCACTCGTTGCCCAGACCGTATCCCATGTCTGATTAAAGTTGTCGTCTGTGGCCACCTGGGTGATCGTGTAGTTATCGTCCATGTTCATCGTCCAGGGATCGAGTGGCGTGTAGTAGCGCGATACTGGTACTTGGCTTGTTCCGTTCCGGTAGAAAAAGCGCCCGGTGTAGTCGTCAATCATTCGGCTTGTAGCTGTGATCGCTGCTTCCAGGGGGGTGTCGTCGATGCTGTCTGAGATCGCAAGCGATGCCTTTAATTCGGCAAGAGTACAGTAGCCGTTAGTTATTGCCACGCTTCATCCTTCTTTCCAGTTTTGGCAACATTGCTCGCTCTAGTTCTGGTTGCGCTGTTGCCGTCTCTTTGTCTGGCCTTAGCCAGATTCGTTTAATCTTTCCAAATATCATTATGGATTTCATCCATCCAAAAGGTCTTCTGGTGCGGTAGTACAGCTGCTGTGTTCACGTGGATCTTGAATCCTAGTGCCTTTGCCCTACGGCAGAATAATAGATCTTCTCCGATCCATTCGCCTGCTACTGGCCCATCCCAGAACCAGCACCAATCTTGGCCTTGATTCGGATCTGCTACTTCGCGCATCTTCTCTAGGACGCTTCTATGCACCATCAGGCATCCTGTTCCTGCTGCGTCTATTTCAAAGACGGAGTTTTTATCATATTTGTAGAGTGGCAGGAATCCTTTATCAGAATCTTGAAAGATTGCTGGTACTGGTTTTGGGTAAGGTTTTCCTGGCACTCCAAATCCTGCGAATACCAATCCGGCGACGATTGGTCGTTCTTTATCGTGCGCTGTGTCTATGAGCGCGTCGAATGCTGGCACTGTCAATTGCTCATCTGAGTCAATCATCAAAAGCCAATCTGAATTTGTGTTATCTAAGAATTGTTTTACTACTCGGTTGCGCTGTTTCGATAGTAGTCCTGATCCCTTAATTCTCACAAATGGGCCAAGTCTGCTACTTCTTGCTTGTGCTAGTTGGATCAGTCGATATGCGAAGGATCCATTTACTGATCCTGGATCGCATGATCCGATTGTTACTTTGTGTCCTGATTTCATACTTCCCCCTGTTTAGAAGTGCAGAGCGAGTGAGTCGGGGGGTGGCCCACTCGCTCTGCACAATTTATTGCTGTGCTTCTTCTAGAAGCTTGGCGCGCTGAGACCAGAACCTGAGATTATCGAGGCTGCTAGTGGGTAGCGCTCTGCTGTATATGCGGCGTAGCCGTATACGACAGATTTGATTGTTAGGTTTCCAGCGCCTGTCGCATCGAAGCGAAGTGCGAATGGTGATCCTGGTTGCTCCCATAGATGAGATTCGTTTGCTGTTACGCAATAGATTTCATCTTGGTTTGTTGTAGTTCCGTATGTGGTTCCGATGCTTGCATCGGTGATGATTGGAAGTCCAAGCATCTGGTATCCGGAGTTACCGTATACAGGTGCTCCGCCAACGCCTACTGCGTTTAGTGGGCCATTCGCTGCTGGTACTACTAGCGGACGGTTTGTGCTGTCCACAGCTGCAAGCAAGAATGCTAAACGACGTGGGTGTAGTACCCAGTGTGAAGGTGAAACGAATGCGTTTGTCTGGATCTGTGCAATCGCATCAGCAAGCTTTGGATAAAGCAGGCCGACTGTTGGGGCTGTTGATGTAAATGTAATCGCATTTCCACCTGAGTTGCGAAGGCCCTTGAGTGTGCCGGCTGTTCCTGCACCGTTAAGGATCTGTGAATCAAGTGTTGTATGCCATGACTTAATCAAGTCAGCAATCACGAATGAGTCAATGCCTGTTCCGCGCTCTAGTGCCTGGCGAGAAATATCTTGCTGGCCTGCGATTGTACGAACGTTGATTGTCAAAAGTGTGTCGTCAATATCAGTTTCTGATACTGCATCGTTCTGTGTAACTTGTACGGCTGTTGAACTTCCTGTAGTCATGCGAGAAATATTCAGGGTCATTCCACTTTGTGGAAGTGCCATCTTGTTTGTCGCGAAGTCTGCGAATGGACGTCCTGCGCGTGCTAGAGGAGCTGCTAGTTCCACTAAATATTGTGGAATTACAAGACCATCGAATTGAGGTGTGCCAACATCGCGGCGCTCGATTGACTCTTCACGCATGTGGCGTGCTAGACGCTCGTTTGCTGCGTAGTCATTTGAGAATTGCGCGTTGAATGCATCCTTTACGAATGATGTTCCTGAGTTCACTGAGTATGTGCGCTCTTCGCGTGTCACTGTTGCTCCGCCAACCTTTGGCATTGCTACATCGGCTACAGCTGCGCGGATCTCGTTTGTCTTTGCATCTGCATCTGCCTGTGCCTTCATTCTTTCAATCTTTGAATCAAGTGTGCGTGATTCTTCAACAAGGGTGTCTACCTTTGCTGTTTCATCTGCTGTTAAGTCGGTGCGATCTTCGGTTGCTACTGCTTCCAAGATTGCGTCCATCTCTGTCTTAACTGCATCACGACGCTCGATCAATTTGTCAAGGAAAGTCTTTGACATTTATTTGATCTCCTTCTGAGTTGGTTTTGTGTCAAGGTGGTGGCGGTGGTTTTCGCGGCGCTTTCAGGGTGCGAATGTCGCTCCGACTTTGTCTCTGCTGGTTTCTCCAACAGAATTCTATTTTGTGTTATTTACGATTGCTTTAGCTAGGCGAAGGGAGATTGATCGCGGTTGCGCGTCTTCGATCATTGGTTGATCTTCTAGCATTGGCTCATCTTCTGGCATGTCTTCTCCCGGTGCTTCTGGTTGTATTCCAAGAAGGGTTTCAAGGGTTGTCTTGCCTTCTCCTAGATATTCGTATGATTCGTCAATTTTATCTAAGATCGCCTGGATTACAAGCAGGCTTTCTCCTGTGATCTCGCGGCCTTCTTTGATGGCTTGACGAGCTGCTGTAATCTGCTCGCGTGCTTCGACTGTTGTTGTCGGATACGCTGGATATGTCACAACGCTGACGTCGCCATCGGCCAATGAAACTTCGGTCAGGGTGCGCTCGGTTCTTCCTTCGTTCCATTTCTGGCGAATCACTCTGAATGCGAAACTCATCTGGTCTACATCTCCGCGTTCTACCAGTGTGTAGAGATCGCGAGCTGCCTGCGTGTCTGGAAGATCGGCGTCCATGTAGAGGCCGATTTCATCTTCGTTAAGTCGAAGCGTTCCGTTCTTGGTTCTGGCCAAAGGTAATCCTTCGTGGTTGATTAATAACCTCACGTCTGGTGTTTCTGTCAGGGTCTTTCGGAATGCGCCGGGTGCGATTCTTTCGATGAATGGAAGTGGCACGCTGTCGTCGTTAAATACTGCTGCGTATCCAGAGAGGCGCATCGTTCCGTCGTCTGCCTGGCGTGCTTCTACGTTCTTGATTGTAAAAGTGCGGCGTTCAATTTTCTTTGTCATTTTGCTCCTTGAGTCTTCTTCTGCGTCGAGTGCGTCTATTTTTCTTTGCGCCCAGTCTTGTGCTCGGTCGCTGAAGTTGGAATCTCCGCCCCATAAAAGCCAAGCCACTAATCCTGCGCCTGGATATCCTGGATCGGATTGATTGCTGTTCTTCGGTGCTTGCCCATCAACTTTGTGCCTAGCAAACCAGGGGGCCATTTTCCTTACTTTGTTTTCAGTTATTCTTCCTGCTGCCATCTCGCGTGCTTCACGCTTTGTTGCATCTGTGAGTCCATCTCCGCCATAGCCTTCTTGCAGATATTTCAATCCGCGTTCTGCGTTTGCTCGGATAAATGCTGGCGCACTCAGATCTACTGCCCTGTTGCTTACTTCTCCGCCTGGTTCCATATCCTCTGAAATTGATATTGCAACCATCTGGTCTATTGCGTCTTGCTTATCTTCGTGGCATCCGATTGTCGTATATGTGCCGTCAGTTTCTTCTTTGACGGTTGCCCATGCTGCGCAGTCGCTCTGGCTATCGCTTATGAAATATGGCATTTATTCCACCTCATAAACCGATGCTGGATCTGCTGGATCGATAGTTGAGACTTGCTGTAGCTGGCTGCTTGGCACGCCTGTGTGTGTCATCGCTGGCAATCCTACGGCTTCTGTTACTGCCTTTGGATCGAAGCCGACTTGAATCAGAGCTGCTGCTATCTCTGCGCGTAGCTTGAGTCCTACGTCGCGTGCGTCTGCTGCGTCGATGTTCTGTAGTGGCACTCGGTACTGATCGCCTGCTTCGCCTAGCGGTGCTAGATCTTCTACGGATCGCACATCGTTTAGGGATAGGAAGCCTTCGCGCAATCCCTTTGTGTACGCATCGAATCGCTCTAGTGTTGTTCCGCGTAGGAGTGCGTCCAGATTGAATTTAATAAATCCTTCTGGTTCTGGAAGTAGTGTCGAAAGTGCTTGTTCCAGTCTTTCCAATAGTGGGCGCAGGCTGTGCTGTACGAAGGAAAGGTTCTGCGCTTCCACGCTGGCAAATGACATTGCGCCGGCGACAGGGTGTCCAAGAAGGCTTAGTGGGACTCGGAATAATCTGGCGATGTCTTCTACGTTGAAGCGCCGGGCTTCTAGCAGCTGTGCGTCTGCTGCGTTGAGTGTCAGCGGACGGAAGGTTGCTCCGCCTGAAAGGATTCCGATCTTGCCTGCTCTGTATGGGCCTGTGTGGGTGATGTTCCAGTCGCGGCCTATGTCGCTTGCTTGCTCTTCGGTTAATTCGTTTGGTACTTCGATCACTCCGCCTGGGTTTGCCGCGTTGCCGAAGTATGCAGCTGCGTATGTGTCTGCTGCCATTGCTGCGCCGATTGTTAGACGAGCTGCGCCGATTGGCCCTAGACCGTATAACGATCCTGGCAAGCGGAACATCGGAATGTGAAGCATTTCCTTAGTTGTCAAGATTCTAGAATATGCTCCGACCGAATCGCGCATTTTGTAAATTATTGGTTCGCCTGGTGCTGGTCTTTCAATTCGAACGTCATCTGGATGGATGCAATAAAGTTCTATCACTTCGTCCATGTCGTCACGCACTGTCAAGATGAATGCGTTTCCATGAATGTTGAGTGATGAAATTACTTGCTCAAAGAATTCCAGTCTTGTTGCTTCTGGGTTTGGGCGATTGATCCACGCTGGCTGTTCTCCGAATGCTGATATGTAAGAGATTCGGTTTCTTCCTCTTCGCACATATGCGCCAAGTGGCAGTGATGAAATTGTGTCGCCTAATAATCTTACGCAGGCATAGACCGTTGACATGCGGATGGCTGAGTCTGGTGTTACTTCGATTCCAGAAGGAGCCATGTACGCTGGGCGTCCAGGGATCAGTGGCTCAACCCATTGGCTGTTGTTGGTTCGCTTCTGCTCTGCTGCTTTTATTCTCTTTGATAAACTCATCAGTTAGCCTTTTCCGTAATCCAGATTAAGAAAGATCCTAGCGCAATCATCGCAATTGGAAGCGAGAACATCGCAAGTCCTGCGCTGGCTAATGCTACTCCGGTGATCTCTGTGATCAATATAAAGTCTATTTTCTTCATTGCGCTCCTAAAGTTCTAGTGAGAAGAATCTGGCTACTGGTTTCTTTGGTTCTGCTGGTTGCGTTGCTCTGTCGTATCCAAAGATACTGGCAACAGCTGCGTCGACTTTGCGTTTGGAGCTTGCCTTTGCCACCATGACTCCGCGTGAAGATTGCTTTGTGACGCAGTTGGAGATGTGGCGAGCAAGGCGTTCATCGCCGTCATGAGTAAAGGATTGATTAACAACGGCTTCGTAAAACTTCTGAGTGGCTGGAACCATTCTTTCGGCTGAGTTTGGATATTGGACAACGGGTAGTCCTTCCTCATCCAAGATCATGAATGTTCTTTGCCATCTTGCTGGGTCGAATACTATTTCCTTGACTGAGAATCTGCCGTCTCTGGCTGTGTCAATAATTGTTTGCTCGACTTCTGCGACCGGCACATGCCATCCTTGTTCTGCGTCGTCTGGTCTTTCCCAGAGTCCTACTACCATCAAGTGCGGTTTCTCTCCGCCTAGCAGCCATGCCACCAGTGCTGTGCTGTCGTTCGAGAACGCTCCGTCGAATGCCAGGATCACATCTTCGCCTGGCTCTGGCATGCGTTCTTTATCTATCAGCTGCTCCCATGCCCCTGTTGGTAGCCATGCGGTTGCTGTTGAGACGAATGTGTTAGTTCTCTTCGTTCTGAATTCTGCTTCTGGCGTTCTCAGAACTGCGCTTTCGAAATCCTCTGCGTCCACGATGTCGCCAAATCCTGGATTAGATTCGATCCACAGCTGCTTGTTTCGGTGATCTCCTTCTGGGTTATTCGGTTCCCACCAGGCAAAGAAGAACGATGGATCTACCAGTTCTCCCTTTACTAGCTTCTGTCCGTATTGATAAAGCGAATAGCAGAGGCTGTCTTGGCCATTGGATTGCGTCTTTACCCCTGCTGTTGTTATGCCGAGGAGAAGCGAATCGGCGCGTGCTCCGCCGGCGAGCGACATAACATCCCAGAGTTCTCGGTTTGGCTGCGCATGCACTTCGTCAAAGATAACAATTGGAGAAGGGTTGAGTCCTTCTTTCGTGTATGCCTCTGCCGATAGCACTCGGTAAACGGATCCCTTGTCTTTGTATTCGATTACGTCTTTGTACAGAGTGAACATGGAAGAAAGTTCTTCGTCTAATTCAACCATTCTCCGAGCTGTACCGAATACGATTCGTGCTTGATCTCTGTCTGCTGCGCACGAATAAATTTCTGATCCGTTGCCGCCAAGTGTTAGCGCAGATAATCCTGCCGATGCTGCGAGTGCGGACTTTCCATTCTTTCGCGCCATTCCAATCAGCGCCACTCTGTGTTTGAAGCGGCCATCTGATCTGCGTGCTAGTGCGTGGTTTAGAAGTTCCTTCTGCCATCCGCGCAAGTCTAGAAGTTGTCCTGCTGGTGCTGCTACTGAGTCTTTGGTTACTCGACATACTGCTTCGGCAAATTCTGAATAGAGTGGGCCATCTCCGCGTTTGCGGTCGCGCCAATCTACTGGCGTCAACCAACGCGGTGGCCATGATTCTATTTTTTTACTAGCCACGTGATCGCTGCATTAATTCCTGGATGCGTGTTTGTGCTACTACTTCAGCTAGTCCTAGTCGCGATCTTTCGACCGGGTTGAATGCGATTAGTGAAAGCATGTTTGTGATCTGGTAGTCCAATTGTCTAAGTGCTACGCGATCTCTCCATTCGCCACCGCGAAATACTACGGCGCGTAATTGGATTCGTTCATCCATTGTTTCGCAGAGCATCATGACTTGCTCGATGTCTGTCGTAGGCGAGATCCATGCGCGTC